CAATGCTCAGCAAGAGCAGTCCTCATCCACAGTACACCCCTCTGATTTGATTGCCGCGCAAGGTGCGAAGCAAGCTGATGAAGTGATGGGCGAATGGTTAGCACAAATTGAAGTGATGTTAGCTGAAGCTGAAGATTTGCCGCAGTTTCGTGAAATGATGTTGGCAGCGTTTGGTGATTTAAACCCCAGTGCATTGGCAAATATTGTTGCCAATGCGTCGATGAGTGCAGAACTTGCAGGTCGCTTTGACATCGCCGCAGAGGATTCATAGATGCCTCAAGCGTCGGTTGTCGCCAATGCATTCAAACGCCCGTTTGCAGAGCAAGTGGCGTTTTTCCGCAGCAAACTTGGCAATCTTGTTCCCACCGCCAAATGGGATGACATCAGCAAATCCGCGCATGACAAAGGCTTCATGGTCGCAGGGGCTGCCAAAGCCGATTTGCTGGCAGATTTAGCGATGGCAGTGGATCGAACACACGCCGAAGGCAAAGGCATTGAAGCATTTCGCAAGGATTTTCGTGCTATCGTCAAAAAACATGGTTGGCATGGATGGAAAGGCGAAGGCTCAGAAAAAGGCGAGGCTTGGCGCACTCGCATTATTTTTCAAACCAATATGAACACATCATACAATGCAGGTCGCTTGGCACAGCTTCGCCAAGCAGGTTTTGCATTCTGGATTTATCACCACAACGATTCAGTCAAATCACCAAGACCGCTACACAAGGCTTGGGATGGCATGGTTTTGCCATCCGATGCGCTTTGGTGGAAAACCCACTACACGCCCAACGGCTGGGGTTGCCGCTGTTATATCACAGGCGCACGATCCAAAGAATCGGCGAAGCTGGTTGGCGGTAAACCCGATAAAAAGCCTGATGCAGCATGGAATCAGAAAGACCCCAAAACAGGCGCACCCGTCGGCATTGATAAAGGCTGGGATTATATGGCTGGTGATACGGTCAGTGATGCTGTGCAGAGCATGGCAAAGAAAACCCAACAATGGGAATACACGATTGCCAAGGCTTATATGCAAGATGTTCCACTGTCTGTTCGTGATGATTTGGCAAAGGCTTACCGTGATTTGCCTAGCGTGGCTGATGATGTTCGGCGTTATGCCCAAGCGGCATTGGCGGCTCGTGATGTTGCGCCTTATCGAACCCTCGGTTTATTGACATCTGCGGATGTAGCGACGGTTCAAGGTTTTAATAAGGATATACGTGTGGATGGCTTCGACTTTGCTTTGGACAAATCGTCGGTCATGCATGTGCTGGAAAAACACGGCAATGTGAACGCTGAAGCGAATAGAGGGCAACGGGCGGTTGTCGCAGCTGATTACGCCCTACTCCCTGATATTCTCAATCATCCTGACCGCATTGAAGATGCTGGAAAAACAGCCAACGGCATGCCTTCGTTTCAGTATATCAAAGATATTCATGGAGAAGTGTACATAGCAGTCATGCAGCTTAGGAAAGGGCGAAAAATGTTAAGCCTGCAAACATTCTATATCCGAAAGAAAAAATAACATGGATTCGCCCCAACATCGAACGTCCGAAACGCTTCTGGGTATGAACCAGACAATGTCATGCCCGAATCCATGCTATGGCACGGAGCTTAAATCATGATAACCATTGAAGTCAACGATCAAGCCGTGCAAGCCGCACTCAACCGCATCATCAGGGCAGGACAAGATTTAAAGCCTGTCTTTGAAAGCATTGGCGAAGTGATGGTTCATTCAACCAAGCAACGCTTTGTGGATGGAGAAGCCCCCGATGGCAGCAAGTGGCAAGAAAATAGTGCGCTCACCTTATCTCGAAAAACAGGCAGTGATCCATTGGTTGGCGATGGCAAGGCTTTATCCACGGGTATCTATTATGATGCATCAAGTGAGCAATTGTTGATTGGCTCACCCCAAGAATATGCCGCAGTTCAACAATTCGGCGCATCAAAGCATGAATTCGGCAAAGCCCCCTGGGGCGATATTCCAGCCCGCCCTTTCTTAGGGATTTCCGATAGCGATAAACATGCCATCGAACAGCTTATTCAAGAACACCTTGCGGGATTTCTTTAAATCGCTTCTAAGGCGTTTTCCCATCGTCATCTAAGTGTTGGTATAGATAAAAAAATTACGCAAGAGTTAAACGGCTCTTAAACGGGTACATTTTAATGTGTGGGTAGCAGGGGGCAGGTCTATATGCCTGCCCTTTTGATCATACCTAACCGCGCAGGTGCGCGCCCACGCCTATCCTTATAAATATTTAAAACTCATCCTGCCCCTTCCGCCACCAGTATTCGCTGCATGAAACGGCAGAACACATCCCTTACCATCGAATCCAACAGCGTGGTTTGCAGCATTGAAACCAACAGCATGGACGAAAATCACATGCAGCATGTGCATCTCATTCCTTTTGATGAAAGTGGTATGGTCAACGGTGTGGATGGCAGAGCATGGCATTGCAACAGTGAAAGCATTCTTGCCCATGCCGCACAATACCCCGCACAATTTGCAGGCGATTATTTCCATGCCTCGATATATGCAGACAAAACAGGGGCGAAAGCCCCCGCTAGCGGCTGGATTGATCCAGCATCACTGGTTTTGGAAGCCAACGGCATTTGGGCGGATGTACAATGGACAGATGAAGCCGCCCAAGCCATTCGTGATAAAGCCTACAAATATATTTCCCCCGTTTTTTCAGTCAATCCGCAAACCCAAACCATTATCAAGCTGAAAGGCTTTGGGCTGACCCATTACCCCAACCTCGGCGATTTAACGCCCGTGGCAAATGCTCAAGAAGAAAAGGAGACCCCGATGGATGAAGTGATCGAACGATTACGTTACTTACTTAATTTGCCTGCCTTGGCAACCGATGCCGACATGGCAAGCGAACTGGACAAAGTTGTCACGAAGTTACGCAGCAACATAGGTAGCACCGAAACCAACACGCAGCAGGATATGACGCTATTGCAAATTGCTGATGCCATTGCAGCGCATCAAGGCAAACAAGCCGAAGCTATTGAAGCCAATGCTTCGACAGGCTCAGCAACCATAGATGCGGGGGCTTTTGTGCCGCGCACCGAATTTGACCGTGTGCAAACCGATTTAAACGCCTTGATTGGCGAGCGCGAAAGCAACCGTGTTGATGTGGAAGTCAATGCAGCCTTGGAAAAAGGCGTGATTGCGCCTGCATCTTTGGCTTGGGCAAAAGATTATTGCAAAAAAGATAAGCAAGGTTTTGCCCAATTTGTAGCGAACTCGGCGCAAGTTGTGCCTTTGGGTGAAGAAAGCAATCCCAGCGCCACAGGCGCAGGCGTATTGACCGATGAAGAAACGGCGGTGTGTTCGCAGCTCGGTCTTTCCACTGATGATTATTTAAAATCAAAAGCCAAAGAGGAATCCTGATATGGTCGCTTTAACGAAAGATCGAAATACAAGTGAACGCGCAGGTCACGATGCCTCGCATCCCATCGCTGCAAATATTATCTGTTTTGCAGGTGGCATGGGGGCAGTCAATGCCGCTGGTAATGCCGTGCCTGCATCCAATACCGCAGGCTTAAAAGTGGTGGGACGCATTCAAAAACATACGGATAACACAGGGGGATTAGCGGGGGCATTAACAGTCACCATGAAACGCGGTGTGTTTCAATTCGGTAATTCGCCGACTTCACCTTTAACCGTGGCAGACATCGGCGGCAATGCCGTGGTGGAAGATGATGCCACCGTCGCCAAAGCCGCCACCAACAATATTGTGGCAGGTAAAATCCTCAATATTGATGCCGCAGGCGTGTGGATCGAAATCCGCTAATTACAAAAAAAACGTAGGGGCAGGTTTGATGCCTGCCCGAAATAAGGAGACAATATGATTGTCAATGCAGCAACATTACAAGCCGCGCAAACATCGTTTAACACCCTGTTTAACAATGCTTTCGATAAAGTCGCGCAATCTTATCAAACGGTGGCGATGGTCGTGCCATCCAACACCTCGTTCAATGATTACAAATGGCTGGGGCAATTACCAGGTATGCGCGAATGGTTGGGTGATAAAGTCATCCACAATCTAAGCATCAACGGTTACTTGCTAGCCAATAAAGATTTTGAATTAACCGTTGGTGTGGATCGCAACGATATTGAAGATGATCAATTGGGTATTTATAACCCTTTGATGTCCAACCTTGGCGATGCTTCAGCACGGCATCCCGATACCATCACCTGGGCAGCCTTGATTTTAGGCTTGACCACAGGGCAAGGTTATGACGGCGTGCCCTTCTTCAGCGTTGCGCATCCTACCAACGGCGTTGATACCACGGACGGTACGTTTGCCAATCGCCCTGCCATTCTTGGTGCAGCAGAGCCATGGTTTTTGGTGGATGACTCTCGCCCTATTCAACCTATGATTTTCCAAAAGCGTAAAGATTATTCGTTTGTGTCCATGGTTGATCCACAAACCCCAAGCGTCTTTTTGCAAAAACAATTCAACTATGGTGTTGAAGCGCGTGTGAA